GCTTAGACAAGAAGCAGACCGTATAGCGAAGTTAGATATAGCAGGTGCTTTTGAGAGTCCTGAGGCCATCCGAAAGCTAAAAGAACAACGGCGTATAAGCGGAGAGATCGTAGAAAGTGTAGACAAAACAATACAGCTGGAGAAAACAAGTGCGGAGCAAACGCGCAAAAAGCTCCTGCACCAAATTAAGTTAAACTCCGCTATACGTTTATTTGAACGTCGTCAGAAGCAGACGTTTAGCACCGGAGCTAGAGACCTAAAACAGTTTGCAGGCGCAATCGAAGACATCGAAGGAGCGTTTTCTTTCTTCAGAAAAGAAGGGGATATTTCGGGCATAAAAGCATTATCAGAAGAGTTAGGCCGTATAAACGAGCAACAGCGTGAAGCGACTAGGCAGACTGGGCTTCAACAAGTAAGTATAGGAAAAGTCTCTGACTTCCAAGCAGCTATAAATAAGTTCAAAGCCGCAGGTCTGAACACCTCAAAAGCGCAAGCTGCGCTTGACAAATTTTCAGAACTTGCAGGGACTAAAAAAGTAGAATTGTCTAAAACAGCTGAAAAGCTGCTGCAACGCAGACTGCGTTTACTGAGAGAAGAAAGCAACGAATTAAATAAACAAGCTGCCATCGAGCGTCAAAGAAATGCTGCTCGAATGAGAACATTTAGAGGAGCTGCAAGTAGTGCTCTAATTGGTGGTGGTTTTCCTCTGTTGTTTGGACAGGGTGGAGCGACTGCTATTGGCGGTGCTGCTGGTGGTCTTGCAGGCGGCCTTATGGGCGGCGGAATGGGCTTCGCGCTTTCCATCGTCGGTTCTGCTATCGGTCAAGCAATAGAAGAAAACAACAAGTTCAACAAGTCTCTTGAAAAGCTAAACGAGTCCTTCAATCGTACAGGTGAAGCAGGTCGTTTGTACGCCCGCGACATCGACCAAATTGCTAAAGCTCTTGGAGACTCAAAAGAAGAGGCGTTAGAAGCAGCACAAGCCTTTGCTTTCCTAGCGACTCCTGAGTTGACCGAACAGGTTGCCAAAATATTTGGCGATAATAAGGCTCTGTTCCAGTCATTTGTAGGAATCAAAGACAAAGAAAGCCTCAGAGCAATAACCGACCAAATTATCAATATAAATAGCGTTATAGGTGAGGAACTTGCCAAAGAAGTAGCTTTGCTTGAAGTAGAAGAAGCGCGAAGAAAAGTCTTAGAGGCTATTGTAAAATTACAATTTGGGGATAAACCTGCTGTTGAAACCGAAGTTATTAAAAAGAAAACAAGACGGGGTACACGGTCTGCAGGCGTAAGAATTACCCCTATTGTTACAGAAAACGTGTTAGAAGAGCTTTTAGGACGTGGACCTCGTGTTGAAGCCCTCTTAGATTCTATTTTCAAGAAAACAGAAAAGGGGACAACTAACTTAGACAGCTTGCTTAGAAGAATAAATAATCAAGTCGAGCGCACACGAGGAGCGTTTGACCGCGTAGACCAGTCTTTAACCGACGTAATAGACAAAAACAAAGATAAACTTGCTTTTGAAAAAGAATACGCCGAGCTAATTATGGCTGGCGTTCTCCCAGCAGCAGCAAAACAATCAATAGAGCTTAAAAAGCAGCAAAAAGAACTAGATAAACAATACGACAGACAAGTAAAACTACTAGATGTTCAAATACTGTCGTTACGAACAAAGATTTCTGAAGGGCAAGCTGCTGGACTCACAACAGAACAACTTGAAAAGGCTACAGCAGCACTTAAACAACTTGAGCAAGATCGAGCTGCCCTAGAGGGCAAAAAAGGCACTGCTGCTGGTTCGATTACTGAAGCATTGTTACCCAAAGACGACAGGCAGAGGGTTCTTGAGTATATCGTAAAACTACAAGAACAAATAAATAACCTTAACGACCCTGTGCGCCAAATCATCTCTTTGGCTGAAACACTTGGATCTAGTTTTTCAGAATCATTTAGGGGTCTTGTTACGGGCAGCATGAGTGCTCAACAGGCGCTGGCCAACCTATTCCAGCGCACAGCAGATCACTTTTTGGATATGGCTGCACAGATGATTGCAGCTCAAATCAAGATGAAAATCTTGGGCATTGGCCTGGATTTCCTTGGCGGTGGTTTAGGCGGTGGCGCTGGTTCAGTGCCATCTAGTGCATACGGTGATTTTTCTATTGCTAGCCCTAGCTTTTTTTCTGGCGGTATGATCTCCAACTATGCCAATGGAGGTAGGCCACCTGTAGGCCGTCCATCGATTGTTGGAGAACGCGGCCCTGAATTGTTTGTGCCACGCACAGCTGGAACGATTGTTCCGAACCATGCACTGGGCGGCGCTAATGTGACTGTGAATGTTGACGCTTCAGGTTCTAATGTGGAAGGTGATGGACGACAAGGCAAAGCACTTGGACAAGCTATTGGTGCTGCTGTGCAGGCTGAACTGATCAAACAAAAACGCCCTGGAGGCCTCCTGAGCTAATGGCTACTTTTTCGTTTACACCGACCTATGGCACTCAAAAGAACAGCGCTCCAAACGTAAGGATCGCTCAGTTCGGTTCCGGCTATAGCCAACGCAGCACATTCGGCATCAATCAAAACCCGAAGTCCTATAGCTTGACATTTGAGGTGTCTGAAACAGTTGCAGACGATATTGAAACGTTTTTAGATGCACGCGGTGGGACAGAACATTTTGACTTTACTCCGCCAGGTGAAACAAGCGCTACAAAATACATTTGTCGCGAATGGAGCAAGTCGATTCCATATTTAAATCGTGCCACTATTCAAGCAACGTTTGAGCAGGTATTTGAGGCATGACCACTACTCCAAATAAGGTTGAAAGGGAGCTGCATTCGCTTGAGCCATCAGCAATTATTGAGCTGTTTCAATTGCACTTTACAGCTGCAGTTAATGGCGTCGATCAGGTTTATTACTTTCACGCAGGCACGAATGAGGTGTCTGCAAATATTGTCTTTGACTCGATTACATATCAAGCAGTACCGATTGAAGTCGATGGATTTCAAGTTACAACGAAGGGCACATTGCCACGTCCCAGCATGAAAATTGCAAATACTGATGGCTTTGTAACTGGTCTTTTAAATTCCTATAATCCTTTACAGGCAGAAGTTAAAAGGATACGGACTTGCAAAAAATTTCTTGATGCAGTGAACTTCTCAAGCGGAACCAACGCAACGGCTGATCCAACTGCAATGTTTAACGGCGGTGCAGAGTCTTGGTATATTGACCGCGTGGCAACTGAAAACTTACAACTTGTAGAGTTTGAGTTGGTTGGCAAGCTTGATCTCACAAACTTGCGTTTGCCAGCAAGACAAGTTGTTGAGCATTGTCCATGGATCTATAAAGGAACTGAATGTGCTTACGCAGGCAAAAGTTATTTCGATTTAAACAATGTCGCAACGGACTCGGCAGGCGATCAATGCTCAAAAAACCTAGAGGCTTGTCAACTAAGACACCCAGAGGAATTGATACCGTTTGGAGGGTTTCCAAGTGCAAGACTTCAAATTTGATGCAGAGCAGCACGCATTACGGTGTGCTCCAAAAGAAGCTTGTGGTGTTGTCGTTGATGGCAAATACTGGCCTTGTCGCAACGTAGCGGATGATCCCTGTGCAGATTTTACAATTGATCCTAGAGACTACGCAACAGCAGCATTCTTTGGAAAAATACAGGCCATTGTGCATTCGCATCCTGAAGGTGGTTTAGCAAGTGAGGCTGATAAGCGTGCTTGCACTGGAACAAAAGTTCTGTGGCATATTTGGAGCGTTCCAGACAAGCAATGGTCAACTATCGCTCCCTGATTGGGAGGCAGTGGCAGTACGGCAAGTTTGATTGCTACACGCTAGTGCGTGACTGGTTTGGCTTGCACGGTATTGAGCTGCCTGATTTCCAACGACCTGCTGACTTGGATTCTTGCGAGAGTATCTTTTTGCAGCAGGCATTAGCTGTTGGTTTTCAGGAGGTTGCTTATACCAGCAGGCTTCCTGGTGATGTCTTGATTATGCGGCTTGGAACGGCAACACCAATGCACGCTGCAATCCTGTTGCCTGATCAAAGAATCCTGCATCAGAGGCAAGACTCTCTTAGTGCGGTGGAGCCGTTTGGGCGATACTATGTATCTAGAGTCGCAGCGGTCTTTCGATATGCAGCAGACCGTTAGGTTGCTGGATGACTTAGGTGAGCGCTACGGCTCGGAGCATGTCTATTTTAATTTGCGCTCTCCTGCGGAGGCGATCAAGCTTTTGTGCATCAATCACCCTGCATTGCAGAAGGAAATGACTCAGGCGCACCAGCATGGTGTTGGCTATACGTTGGTGCAGGCTGGAACGTTTTTGGGCTACGAAGATCTGCAGTTGCCGTTAGGCAAGAATGATCTAGTGCTGTCACCTGTGATTGCAGGTAGTGGTGGTAGCACCACACGGATACTTGCAGGTGTTGGTCTTGTTGCTTTTTCAATCGTTACAGCTGGTACTGGTGCTGGTTTTTTAAATTTAGGTGCTGGCCTTACTGGATTTACACTTAATTCTGCTGCGTCTGTTGCTCTTGGCAGTATTGGCGCAAGCCTTGTGCTTGGTGGCATCTCACAATTGCTTTCCCCACTACCAAGAAATTTAGACGGCAGAACACGACCTGGGGAAAACACAAACGCCTTAGGCCCTCAGGGTGTCTCACGCGCTACATCAGGACGACAGTCTTACGCTTTTTCTGGTCCTGTAAATACTGTTGGCGTTGGTGCAACTGTACCTCTCGTTTACGGCAAAGTATTAATTGGAAGTCACCTGCTATCTTCTAGAGTTGATATAACTGACGAAAGCAATCCTACAGGTACATTTTTTGGTATCACTGGTCCAAGATCAATAACAATAAATGGTAATAAACCTGTAAACGAAATGCGAGTACACAATGGATTAAGAACAAGAATTTGGTATGAAGCAAACGTAGACCTGCGCGGTCCATCTTCGAGTACAAAAGATGACGATTTCATAGGCCTGGACTCTTTAAAGCCTGATGATATTGAAATAAACTTTGCATCATCAAAGGGGAGGAACTTCGTAGTTGGGGGCAGGGGGGTTGAGTCCCTTGAAGTTACTACTAATGAAAATCGAGAGAATCTTTTTGTATTATTTGAGTTAAATGGTGGTCTTTTTAACACCATTGGTGGTCAAACGGTTCCTGCATTTGTTACATATGAAATTCAAATTAAGAAAAAGGATTACCCAGGTGAGGACCCAGTAGCAGCTGTTGTGCGTGGAACAATCCAGGGTTTGCTCAAAAAAACACAGAAGTATAGGTTCGCACATGCAATCACCTACGCAACGCTAGGAGAAGAAAGATTGCAGACTTCAGTCCAGCTTAATGTAAGAATAATTGATACAGATGCAGTAGAAGAGAACGGCGGCAAATTTATTGTCAGGGGCTACGGTTACAATCAGTTTGTTGTTAAAGAGCAAAACAGAACTCAGGCCCTCTTGGAGGCTGAAGAATAGTTATGGGTCTAAATTCAACATCTGTAATTAAAATTTTGGATTTGCTTTGCGAAGGGCCGATTGACGGCATTGAAGGTGGCCGTGAAGGTGTGTTTTTAGATGAAACACCCCTAAATACAAACAATGGTGATGCAAATATTTCAAAAGAATTAGTCACCCACGAGTTTACTCCTGGTTCTCGAAACCAACCGATATTATCTGGAGCAGGAGCTAAGACAAGCATCACTCAAAACGTATCTCAAGTTTTCGGTAACACTGATCCCGAAACAGGAGAGTTCGTTTCTAGTTATAAAGAGCATTTAGCAAAAGACTCGACAACAGGTGAAAGTTTAGATCGAGTTAAGTCAAGAAATTATGCAGCGGGAGAGCTGGTTGTAAGAGTTACAGACACCGAAACAGACAGTGTTGATTTGATTTTTACAATTCCACGACTTTTCTCAACAGCTCAGGAAGGCTTGGTCAAAGGACAGCTATTTGATGCGGTTATATTTTTTGACATTGCAATCAAAAATAAAAATCAATCAAAATTCAACAAAATATTAAAAACTGACGCATCCATGGTCAGTGAAGACTTTAAGGTCGATGGCAATGAGAATCTCTTTTTTATTGAAGGGCAAAGCACCTCGGGTTATCAATACAAGGTTTCTGGCATTGAATTAGATGGCGAAGGACCTTGGGACATAAGAGTGCGTAAGTATCCGTTCAAAAAATTTCAAGGAATTATTCCACATAGCCAAGAGGCAACTGATAATCAAGAAAGTGCTGGTGAAATTGACAGTAAAATATTCAGGGCAACTTTCAACGAATTCAAAGAAAAAGACAAGCAGACACCAATTCAAGGCAGGGCAAACACTCTTATCTGGTCTGCAATAACTAAGAATTTTGATGTCAAACTAGGATATAATTATTCAGCTTTAGTAAGCATGAATATATCTACAGAAGAGTTTCAAAGCTTGCCGACAAGAGCTTATCTAGTGCGTGGCAGAAAGGTGCGTATTCCAAAAGGCGCAACAGCACAGCCTGAAGGACATCTAACATTTGCAAATAATTTTGACGGGCAACTAGGCGATCGAGTATTCACCACATGTCCTGTCTGCATTTTTTACGATTTACTTATCAACAGACGGTACGGTTGTGGTCACTTTATCGACGCAACAAATTTGAGTTGGGTTGACTTATATCCTTTATGTCAGTACGCGAATGAACTAATAACTTTAGAGGATGGAACGCAAGAGCCACGTTTTGCTTGTAACGTTCAAGTTTCATCGCAACAAGAAGCGTTTACTGTGTTGCAGGACTTTGCCAGCATTTTTAGAGGAATGATGTATTGGCAGTCAAATACAATTCAAGTCACAGCAGATCACGGGAACTTGCGAGGGAATAACGGCGTTGCTCCTGATGTTGATCCTGTACATATATTCTCCAACTCCAACGTGATTGGTGGTGTGTTTAACTACAGCGGATCTTCACTTAAGACTCGTAGCACCAGTATCAAAATCAGATACAGCGATCCAGATAATTTTTATAAGCCAAATATTGTTTGTATTGAAGATCCAGTTCTGATTACGAAATATGGCTATCAGGTTAAGGAGATCCTTGCATTTGGCTGCACTTCTAAAACGCAAGCGCAACGCTTAGGTCGTTGGATGATGAAATCTGAAGAGCTTGACGCTAACACTGTTACGTTTGCAGTTGGCCTTGATGGAGTGCTTGTGTTTCCTGGACAGGTCTTTGCGATTCAAGATGAGTTGCGTGCGGGTACTCGACTGTCTGGACGTATTAATAGTAGCTCTGGTGATACTCAAATAATTGCTGATCAACCAATTACGTTACCGTCTGGAGGAGATCCCAAACTTACATGCGTTTTGACTAATGGAAACGTTGAAAGTCGAGACATAGCAAGTGTCGGTGACGGTGTTTCTACTAACATCACTGTTACGACAGCTTTTAGTTCGGAACCTTTATCAGGGTCTATTTACTCAATTAGTACAAATACGACAAAAGAGCAAAAGTTCCGCTGTCTTTCAGTCGCGGATAATGGCGATGGGACGTATGCTGTTGTTGCTGTGCAGTTTAACGATAGTATTTACGCTGCTGCAGACAGTCCTGACAACACTCTACAGTTTGATGACATTACAGTTCTTGATAAAAGGCCAAAAGCTCCAGTTATTTCAATTGACTTCCAAAGAATTGAGAAAAATGGCAACGTGACCAACAGAGCATTTGTGTCTTGGACAAGAGAAGGTGATGGTTTTAGCGCTTCATTCGATGCAAGGTACCGAATAGAGAAAGGCGATTTTAATAAATTTGAAACGACTTCTACAAGTTTTGTTATTGATGACAACCTAAAAGAAGGCGATAAGGTAGAGGTGCAAGTCAGAGCCATTGGAGTCGCTGGAACGCCACTTAAAAAATCAAAATATGCCAGAGCAACAGCGAATGTGCCGGATCCCTCTAAAACAATATCTGGCGATGAGAGTAAGGCTACTGAAGAAGATGTGCCAAACGTTAGAAATCTAACATGTTCTCGCGCAGACAATGGTCTACTCCTTATAAAGTTTAGATCACCAAAAGCTCAAAGAAACAACAACTTTACTGTACTAATACGTTATTCACCTAAAACAAGCGAAAACGCAACTTTTGCTAATTCTACGAAAGTGACAGCTGTAAGTGGTGGAACCGAAGAAGCTGTTGTAGAATTGCAGAGCGGGACATATTTAATAAAAATGAAAGACAACACTACTAAAAAGAAAAGCAACACAACTGTAAAAGCTGAGATAATTTTTAAAGATGAAAGCAAGAAAAAACGGGTAACACAAATAATCGCTAACGCCAACATCGCAACGACGGGAGCATAGACATGGCAATCAAATCAATTTTTAACACTGGCAGCGTTGGTCGTGGCGTTTTTTACGATGATGTTCGCGAAGGGTTAGTCCTTGACGGCGATGCATTGTGGGATTCTGAAATAACGGGATTAATAGATGACCTCAGCTCAGACAAAAACATTTTGACACAAGGTAGTGATCAGTTGATAACCGAGTCGGGAAATACACCTAGTAGTCAAGCTGAGGCAGATTTAGTTGCAGGCAACGTTGGTGCTATTGATTTTACAGGTACTCGTGTTTCTACAGGAGAATACGAACTGACTCAAGTTATTGATTTCGGTGGTAAATTTGAGGTTGAGCTAGAAGGAATAATAAACAATTCTCCTTTCTATATTAGTGACTTTTTTGATGATCGCTCTGCTTTTATCGATACATGGAGTGATTTAGACGGTACCGAGGCAGAAGAAACAAATGCAACTTTATTTTTCCGAGCAAGTGATGATGCATTAACAGAAGATAAGCTTGAGCTAGAAGAAGACTCAAGTTTTTTGCTTTTAGAAGACGGAGCAAATTTTCAGCAAGAACTTTCTGTTGTTTTTAGCGAGTTTAGAATATTACGGCGGGCCACTTTTGTTGGCCGCACATTTCAATTTAAACTAGAGCTTGAAACGGACGATCCAGATCAATCACCTGTTATCGACGAGCTGAGCGTTTCGGCGTCTGTATCATCTCGAACTGAAAGGAGCGACCTTATCGACTCAGGGGCTGGAGCCAAGGTGGTCAGCTTTGCAAATGCCTTTCATAGTGCTCCTACGGTTGTGATAGCGGCTTTCAATCTTACGAGCGGGGAGTATTATGAAACTACATCCGTGACGCGTACTGGTTTCACGGTTCACTTCAAAGATTCCAGTAATCTTTCTGTGGACCGCAAATTCGAGTATGCAGCAACGGGCTTTGGCCTTGAAGAAACCTAACCATGGCTACGCATGACTATGACATTGCTAATCAGAGCGGAGCCAGCTTCAGAGCGGACCTAAACAATGCCTTGGCTGCGATTGTCAGCCAAAACAGTAGCTCAACTGAACCTGCAACTAAATTTGCTTATCAATACTGGGTTGACACAAGCGTAACGCCTGCGCTGATCAAACAGCGCAATTCTGCGAACAATGCTTGGATCACCTTAGCTGAGGTTGACGGTCAGCTTCTGGCAGCTGACGGAACACTTAGCAAGCCTGGCATTTCTTTTTCCTCTGATACTGATTCGGGACTGCGGCGTAACTCTGATGATACCCTTAGTATCGTTACCAACGGTAGTAATCGCTTAACTGTTAGTTCAAGTGGTTCGATAGGCATCGGGACCACGAGCCCAAATGGAGATTTACACATTCAGGATACTGGTAACGCAAGCCTTCAGCTTACTGCTGGCAATACTAGTCTTGCTACGATTCGTTTTGGTGACACAGACGACGCAAATATAGGCAAAATTGAGTACAACAATACTGACAATAAACTTGAGTTTGACACTAACAGCAGCACAAGGTTAACAATTCTTTCTGACGGCAAATGTGGCATCGGGGAAACAACGCCAACCGAACGGTTGCACGTTTCTGGGAACATCAAAGCTACAAGCGATATTTTTATTGGTACAGACAGTACTGCCCCACACGCAGAAGCCGGGACGACTACAAGATTAAGACTTCAGCAAGACCAAGTTAGTGTTGCTGCCAACCAGAATGGTGCTTTAAAAGTCAGCAGGCTAGGCAACGATGGAAATGCAGCTCAATTCTTTAGGAGTGGCACGGAAGTAGGCAACATAAGCGTGACCGGCAGCGCTACTGCTTATAACACTTCATCTGACTATCGCCTTAAAGAGAATATTGTCAACTTAGAAGATGGAATAACCAGAGTAAAACAATTACTACCTAAGCGATTTAATTTTATTGGTTACGTTGAGACTACTGTTGACGGTTTTGTTGCACACGAAGCTCAAGCGGTCGTACCAGAGGCTGTCACCGGAACCCATAATGAGGTAGACGAAAACGGCAATCCAGTCATGCAAGGCATTGACCAGGCCAAGCTTGTACCGTTGCTAACCGCTGCATTGCAGGAGGCCATTGTCAAAATTGAAACGCTCGAAACCAAGGTTGCTGCACTGGAGGCTGCTAACTAATGGCTGATCGCAAACTATCACAGCTCACTGCACTAACAGCACCTGCTTCAGATGATGAATTTTTGGTGCTTGACACATCAGAGTCTAATAACGCCGACAAAAACAAAAAGATTGGGTACGGGACATTGTTGACTAAAGTTCCCGTTGGCAGCGTTACCGCACCATCGTTTGGCTTTACTGGTGATAGCGATGCAACCGGATTTTTCCGTAGCGCAGAAGATGAGATTGCAATTAGCACAGGAGATGCGCTGAATTCAAAATTCACTACTACAGGGTTTCAAATCGGTAGTGGAACGGCAGGTGCGCCCTTGCACGTTTTTAAAACTTCTAGCGGCGATGATGTAATTATCGAAAATAGCGAGGCTGGGTCTACTGAAGGCCCAAACCTTGTCTTGTTTAGGAATTCAGCGTCGCCTGCTGCTGATGATATCCTT